ACTTCCGTTAAGCGGAGAGTAGCTAACGTCTTAGACGCTGGTCCCTCCCTTAATGTTAATGCTAAATCATCAAAACTTGGTACTTGATGGTACTTTTCGTAATGTTTATTGATTGCACTGTAAAGAGAGCTGTACGCAGGGTCTAAAAATACTAGTTTGAGCCGTGCCCATAATTCTAGGTTTTGCTCTGCTAGTAGTTTGTTTAAGACTACTGCACTTGTATCCAAATTAACCTACTTTCGATTCATTGTCTATGATAACTTGGTCTATAATTTCCGTTACTTTATATAGTACTTCTTCTCGTAATTTTTTAATATCTTGTTGATAGCTTGCGTCTCGTTCAAATAGTAGACTAAGCTGTTCATGTGTTACTAATTGCTGCAGGCCGAAATATATGTGATCGTAAGCCATAGTAGATTCAGGCATTACCTCAACTTGTGCTGTTCGGCCGTAGTTGTCGGTAGCTAGTTTTACTACTTCTTCTACCGTAAAACTCTGATTATCGTGATAGGTAATAGTTACTTTCATCTTCGGCTTAAAGTAAAAAAGGCTGGGAGTTTTTTACGACTCCCAGCCTGGGTTTTTATTGCTTGTTTAAGCAGCCTTGGCTTCTGCTTTAGCACGCTTGGCAGCACCATCATAGTCTGCAACTTTGATACCACGACGGGTTAAAAGTGTCTTAAGACCACGCTCTGTTTTATCAACAGCGGCAGCAATTTCTGCAACAGTCATGCTGTGAATCTTGTTACCTAGTGAGGTAACCGGATCTACATTCTCTTTAGCATAGCTATTCTTCTGTGCAGGAATCTTAGCGATTTGACCCTTACGAGTAAGGCTAAGAGCTTTACCACGAACACTGGCAACAGTCTTGTTAAGTGCGCTAGCAATATCCTCAATAAAAGCGCCCTTCTCAGCCATTGCAATAAACTTAGCTTCCTCAGCGTCAGTATATGTGCGAGCAACTTCAACTTTTTCAGCAGGTTTAACACTGCCAGTAAGCTCAAGTGCTAAAAGTTTACCTTGGATTTGTTTGGCAGTAAACTTGCCATCCATGAATTCTTCAGCGATTTGTTTATAGGTAAGTTCGCCTGTGTGGTTAACTACAAACTCAGCAAGCTCAGCACCTTCATCTTCAGTAAATGCACTAGTCTTTTCTTTGGCCATGCTAGCAACTTCTACTTCAAGTTGACGCAATTTGCTAGCTACGCTACGTGCAGTAAAATCTGCACCAAGTGCTTCTGCTGCATGCTCAACAGTAGCAGCACTAACGGGACGCTGGCTACCAACAAGTTTCATAAGTTGGTCAACAGTAGCGTCAGACCATTTTTTGGCTTTTTCAGTCATTGATATGTTCTCTTAAAAAAGTATTTAAGTTTGTGATAATTTTTATGCCGAGTGTATCGGCTTTTTTACGTTTTGTACTACTTTTATCTTCTTCGTCAACTAAATAATCCGTAGTTTTAGTTACAGTTTCGCTGATACGAAATCCGTGTTCTGTTAATTGCTTGTAGGCTTCGGCTTTGGTTTTATAAGAAGATAGTTTACCTGTAACACATACTATAGGTCCAGCGGTATTTGCCACAGGCATTTCACTGCGAAAAGAGAATGGTAAAAACTCTCTAATTTCTTTGAAATCCAGTTCTAGCCAGCCCAAGAGATTTTGAGTTACTTTATCTCCTAGTCCAGCTTGTTTACAAGTTTCTAGGTTAATTTCGTCTATATGACTAACTACACTGCTAATCTTAGTGCTAGCCGTATTACCTACTAGTGGAATACTAAAACTTGCTAGTACTTGATTAAGTGGGGCACTACGACTTTTCTCAATTTCTGCTAGGAGCTTTTCTGCTACTTTTATACTACCTAGTAGTTCAGTGACTTCATCAAGCTCTAAGTAATATAACTCTGTAATATCTGCTAGCCCTAGTTTTTCAATAGTTTTTGCACCCATACCCTTGATGTTCATAGTTTTGCAAAAGTGTTCTACACGCTTGCTAAGCTGAGCATCACAAGCCTGGTTGCGGCAAAACAACTGATCGTTGACCAGTTCTAGTTTGTAGTTGCAACAGGGACAATGTGTGGGTATTTCAATCTTCATGTGTATTAATTAACCTAAGATATTATTATACAGTATTAACCAGTGTATTACAAGCTAAAATTTTTGTTGCCTTGGCAGCAGAAATTTAGGCATCAACCTTGTGTAGTATACAGGGTATTACTTCCCCGCTTCTTACAACTGCCACTGTATCGCCAATCTGTAAGTCTAGCGCTTCTATAAACCCAGGATTGTTTAGTGTGGCTCGGCTTACTAGTGCATCGCCGATTTTAACTGGTTCTAGGATAGCTGTTGGTGTTACTTTGCCGGTTTTGCCTACATTCCATTCTACGCCTAGTAATTTAGTTTCTACATGAGCAGCACGTTCTTTACGAGCATATGCACCACGAGGATGTTTGCTAGTATATCCCATTTGTTCAAACTGATGATTATTATTCAGTCTAACAACAATGCCGTCACTAGGATAAATCTTGGCAAGTTCAGGTTCTAGTACAGTGTTAAAGCCCAATTGCTTAAGCACACGCATATCACCAGACCAAGTTGGGTCTAGGTTTGGTGTTATTTGATAGGCAAAAAACTCAATTGCTCTGGTTTTGAACTCGTCAAGGTCTTTGAGATTTAAGCTGCCTGCTGCATAATTACGGCTATTCTCCACATGCAGTGGGGCCACAATCTCGCCAGTAACTTGTACAGTTACGTTACCAAGATTAATTCTTAATGGCACTAGGTTACCGTGCTCATACATTTTATCTGTGATAACTTGACCCTCAATACCATCACCACGGGTAAGTGCCTGCACTAGTACGCCGTCTACGTATAGCAGACTAATAGCTGCACCGTCTAGTTTGATACTGGTGGTAACGTCTAGGCCTGCTAGTGGATCAGCTTTACCCTCATCTTCATAGAACTTTTGCAGGCTATACATGCGGTGTACGTGCTTGTCTTTTTTGCCATGCACAGCCGCCCCAACTTTGTTATAGCCGCAACCCTCTGCTAACATGTCAAACATGTAGTCTGGAATAGTGGGCGTACCTTGATAGTACGCTTCACTTGCTTTATCTAATAGTTTATGTAATTTATTCATAAATAATATTATAGCAGTTTAGGGTATATAGTTCAAGTTACTTTTTTACTATCTCGTCATAGAAGAACTTAATTACTTCTTCGCCTTCGGCCTTGGCACAAATGTCTAACAGTCCATATAATAGGCTATGTATGTTTTCTATACTAGCCGGAATACTAATGCCCTCCCTAGACGCTTGCCAATCACCTTCATAGGTAAGAAAGTATTTGCGTAGCTGTATGTAAGTAACGTCTCTAAAGTCATTTACTACTAGCTTAACCTGAAAACCTTTTTCTAGGTTTTCTTCAATTAAGCGTTCGTAGAGTATATTACTGTCCATTACTTACCACAAATTAGCATAATATCTGTGGCACTATATCGTTCCTTCATGCCTAGTTCAATGCAGCTTTGCTTTTGTGCATAACTGCCAGCCATAGGTGCTCCAATTATTAACACAAAAGCTATTACAAAGATTACTACTCCAATTGCACCTTCTTTAAAGGTATTGCTCATACCTGCACTCCAAGTTCACGGATTTGTTGTAAGCTGGCTAATTCATAGTGTGGTTGCCAGCAGTATTGACGCCATTTATCATCCATTAACCACATGTGATAAATATGCCCATGTTTAGGGTCTAGCTTTTCTTTATATATCTTAGCCAGTGAACCATATCTAGCACTCCATACTACTTCGCCTACTTCAAACTTGTCACGAACAGCACCATCTGGAATCAGTTGTGGATTGAAATAGTTTTGACCTGGTATGCGAAGAGGTACACTATACTCATCTAATACTTGCTTGATAATAGTTACACCACGATAGGTACTTTTAGTAATTGCATCAATAGTGCTACCAGTAAGATATTCTTGAATAATAAATATCTTCTCATCTTTAGTAACAGCCTTACCACGCAGCTTAGCCCGCTGCTCTGCTGTTCTACGCTGACGTTCCTTAAACTGCTCAATAATTGTAGCAAGTCTAGTAGTATTGTATGCCATGCCAAGCATTTGGCAAGCATCTTTTTTAGTAATTGGTTTTTTACCCTCTTCAGGCTCTAGCAATCTGATTACGCGACTAAGATTGCTATCAGTCATCTTTTCTTCTTCAAGCTCAGTTCTTTTACGTACTCTAGCCACTAGATTCTCCAGAAGTAAAAGGCGGCACTAGGCCGCCACAATTATGCTGCTTTTAATACGCTGGCAAAATAGACTGCTGCTTTGCCAGTAAGTTTGCCAAGAATGTCGTCGTCGATTGGGCCACCCTTAGCTTCAATAGCTGCTTTAAGGGCTGCGATCGAATCTTCTTTTGACACGCGTTTAGTACCTTCGCCCGACGCAGTTTTAGTTGTCTTAGCTGAACCGGCACTGGAGTCTTTCTTCACATATACTCCAGCCTGAACGAGCACCATGCGTACGCCATTAGGTGACATTTCGATTTCTTCTGCAATGTCTTTGATGATTTCAGTTGAACTTTCAGGAGTTGGGCCTGCCTGCTCATACATTTCAATAACTTTAGCTTTGAGTTCATCTGTCCACTGTGATTGAGTTGCCATAATATGTGTCCTTAGTGTATATTTGGATTTTGTTTGGGGTTAAGTGTTTCTATCAAATCGCGTTCTAGTAGTTTGTGATACATTGCTTCGTTACTAGCAACTAACATATAAAGTATACTGCTAGGAACTAAACTGTCAGGTAATTCGTCTAAACTTTTGTTGTTTTCTACACATAATTGTTCTAGTTTAGTACGAAGTTGAATTCCGTGATTTACGGTTTCATGAATGTGTAGGCTGTCCCATATTCTAAATTTAGACATACTCTACTTGAACATCGGTCATACCTTCAGGTTTGAAACGCCTGTAGTTATGCTTGAGATCAAAGTCCTGCAACAGTTGCATAGTTTCTTCGTGTTGTCGGCGACGAAGTGCACCCATGCTTTCAGCGAACTTAGCAAATTCATTATTGTCTAAGCCGGTAACATCCCAGCCTTCAACAAATGTAGTTGGAGTAACAAGTTCGATAACTGCACGCTTACTAACATCACCACCTTGCTTAGTATACGTAAATTCAAGTAGTTTCACGGTTTGCCTTTCATCATCAACAGAAATAATATTATACAGTGTTAGGCATTACAAGTCAAATATAAAATTTTAATCTTGTTTTAAGATTTCCGATCTTAATGCCTTGCGAAAAAGCTGTCCTTTTTCCTCACTAAAAATTGGTATAAATAAGCTAGGAGCCACTAGTATACTAATACAAACATATGTAATGCTACTAATAACAGGGCTACGAGTAAAGGTATTATCAATACCTAATCGCCTAGCTTCGTGGACTATGGGTACATAAAAGAATAACCAACAACATATACCTGTAGTTATTGCAAATACTAGGTATAATGTTAACCAATCCATGCTTGGCGACCGTACCTGTCATGCGCACGCGCACCTAATGTGAAGTCTACTCGACTGGTTTGATTAACTCTAGTGCCAGCTTTAGGCTTATTATAGCTATTGAGTGCTTCTAGTTGAATCTTATGATTACTGTTAAACATATCGCGATTAACAAATCCTGCAAAGTCTTTGAATAATTTAGCAATACGAACATTTCCAGGAGTCCACTGCGGATCTTTTGGTGTGCCGCGTCTATACTTAATTGCATTGGTTGCCTGTTGCGCTACTTTATCATTAGGGTGCTTTTTTAGGTGTTTAGCAAGTTTTCGTTTACGATTTGTTTCCCAAGTTTTATTACTTTTATAGCGTGACCAATAATTTTGATCACTTTTACTACTAGTTTTGCCCTTGGCCATTTAAACCTCAATATAATTAATTAATGATTCCTCGGTATCCCACAACCAGTCTTGCAAGTCAATAGCACTATCAATGCCTTCAGGAACATGATCATAGTCTAAGAAATTTAGCATTGCATCTAGTGGGTCAGTACCAAAGACGATTTCTAGATCAATGCCTGCATCCTGTGGATGCTGAAAAGCTACAACATATTGTTTATCTTGTTTCATAGTCCTTTCCTCTAATACAGAATAATAATTATAGCAAATTGTGTACAGCGTGTCAATATAATTTTTTTACAACAAAAAACCCAGCCTAAGCTGGGTCTAGTCGTTTTTGATGGTCTGCAAATTTATTACCATAAATATCTTCGCCATTAAAATATCTTCTACCATTTTGATTTGGTTTTAATCTGTCGGTTGTACTACGCTCCGTACCAAAATCTCTAGCACATTGTTGTTCTTGTGCAACTAGGTCGCTATCAAATAAATCGTAAGCATTTTGCAAAGTAACTTTATCTATAAAATGCCTTGGATAGGGCATAAAGAACCCTAGTGGATCGCCCTTCTTTATTTTTATAATTCTATTCTTTCTAGTTGCTTTTATATTAAATGTAAAATCACGTCTAAGATTATCTGTTTCTACTACAGCTGTAAGATAGCCAATACCGTCTACAAATATATTTGGTGGCGATCCTACATAAGTATTTATGCCCGGAGGTGTTCTTATAGAAAAGCCTAGTTGAATAGTTACTGTTCCCATACCAAAATGGCTAATTACACTTTGCGTAGAAAATAATCTATCTACAGTATCTTTAGCCGTTAAAAATTCTATGGTTAAGTTGCCGGCATCTGTTCCACCATTCCATAATATATTAAAATCATATAAACTTTTTATTAGAAAGCCATATTGATTTCCTATTACTAATGGTAGGCAGTAGTAAGCATGTTTTACAAACCAATCGCGCTTAAATTTTCCGTGTAAAGGTTCTATAATATCTTCATATAATTCTGTGTACCCAGTTGCATTGGGTATTACAGCAATAGTGTTGTCTGGTACAATAATCATTTAAAAAAGCTAGTTAATGTGTATCTAGTATTACCTGCTACAGATTTTACACCGTGTAAATATTTTAGTGTGCCTGGGTGCACAGCTAACATACCTGGTTGCGGTTTAACGGTTATATTAAGATTTGGATAGTATAATTCACCGCCAGTAAAATTACTGTTAAGATATATTATTGCCCCAAATTTTCTCCACCAGTATATGTGTTGTTTACCGTTAGGCTCTTCAGCATCTGCATGTGGATGTAGCTCATATCCTGGAGGCCATCTAGTTATATCTAATAATTCGGGTTGTAAGCCACTATCTCCAATTATATCTATAACATTATAAAATGCGCTAGCTATTATATTTTTAATATTTATGGGCATACAATCGCTGTGCAGGCTTCTACCGCCCCAAAATGAGCCATCATATTTGCCAAATAAGTGCTCATTTTCTACGGCCCAAGTATATATTTCTTTAACGGTAACTGCGTCTATAAAATCAGGTATTATTAGTGGATACATATTATATTTATTTGGTGCCCCCTCAGGGAGTCGAACCCCGCACCAACAGATTATGAGTCTGCTGCTCTAACCAAGCATGAGCTAAAGGGGCTTAAGTGTACTGTGTTTCAAACCAACTTTTTTCTACGCTGCAAGCTGGACATAGGTAATCTTCTGGTAGTTCTGCAAACGGTACAGTACGATCTGGATCATTTTCATAAACATAGTCACATACAGGGCATACATGTATTTCGTTACTCATGTCTGAACTCCTGCTAGAACTTGCTTATACTGATTGGCATGTTTTTCTTCTACTTGCTTAAGTGCGGCAAAGACCTTTTCAGCCTTAGCTAATTTAGCCTTAAATTGCTCGGCGTGTTCGCTGCTCTCTAGGATTTGGTTTCTAAACTCGTTGAGTGCAACTGTGTCCATTTCAGCTCTAGCAATCGACTCAAATTGTGGATACATTTCTGTATACTCGTAGGTTTCGCCCTGAATAGCCAGCTTAAGACACTCAACTACACTAGGCTCACCAATTAACAGTTTAAGGTGTCCCCAAGCGTGTAAGATTTCTTGATCTGCTGTATGCTCAAAATGATCAGCCACGTCTGGAAAGCCAGCTTGCCTGCACAGTTTAGCAAAATATCGGTACTTAATATGTGCCATGCTTTCACCAGCTAGAGCACTCTCTAAATTTTTAAGTGTTACACTCATAATTGTCCTTGTGATGTGTGGGGCGGGCGACAGGACTCGAACCTGCGACGAACAGTTTGGAAGACTGACACTCTACCAGCTGAGTTACACCCGCACTCTGATTAAATCTACCTTTATAAAATCATGCTTGTCTAAGTACCAACGAAGATACAGTTTAGGGTCAGTTAACTTGATGTACTCTAGCTTATCAATCTGCCCAGTTTTCGTCGTCTTCGGTTTCTTCACTTTTGTCGTCTGCATAGTCGCTCATTACTACAAGACTAACACCAGTATGACTGGCTAGCTCTTCAACTAGAGCTGCGATCTTGTGTAGGAGATCAACATGATCGTAGTGATCATCCCCATCACACTCAAAACTAACACTTAATCCTGCATGTTTAAACTCTAGTTCCATTTTTATCCTTTGGTTGTGTTGTGTGGCGGTTGTTGGCTAATAAGGTCAACCGCCTAAACCCCAGCCTAGCTTATGCTGCTAAGGCAAATACCTCATCGTTGGCATTTATTTTGTTTGCGTCTCTGGCCAGCTAGTGCTAACCCTACGGCTTCTGCATTGCCGAGTTGTCTGCCACAATACTCTTACCCCGTCGAAACCATATCTGGCCCATCAGAAGTATACTGCACTAGCCAGTTGAATACAGCTGACCAGTCTTCCTT